GATGCCGTCGCCATGATGAATATTGATGGTGCCTTACGCGAAATGTGGTTTCACGGTCGTGAAGACTATGAGACCTTGCGAACTCAGTTACAAGAAGTTGCCGCAAGACATAACTATGCAAATTGCATGATGTTGAGTCGCGATTACGATTATCAAATGACTGAGTACAAAGCAAAATACTATGGTGGCGAGCTTCCAGAGTCTGAAGAAGAATTCGAAGAATTCGACTTTGAATTACAAGGTGGTTTCGAAAAGAAGCACCTTAACTCTAAGGAGTATGCTCGTTCACGTTGGAATATGAAACATTCTGAAACACGCGTTAAAGAGACTGGTTTCGTTCATGAAATTGAAGACGATACAGTACTTATTTTGCGTCGTCATCATTCTTCTAATCAATTGGATGGCCTCCATCATTTGGAGAGCTTTTTCCTGATTAAGAAGACTAGACATAATAAGAATGTTATTGACCTCGTTCATAAGATGGCTCACAAACCGTGCATCTATGAAACTCAGCTGCGTCATCGAGAAGATGGCACAGTGATAGGAGACATAGATATCGGATTTTATTTGGGAGGCAAAAATGAATTTGCTATTTTTGAAGTCAAAGAAGCTGATAACAAAAACATGCGGACAAAAGCACGGAGACAAGTTCGTGTGAGTCTTGAGGTCCTTAAGAAATACAACAAGAATGCTGTGTTTCATGGATTTATTCTGTGCGATAAGCGCATAGAGTATGTTGAGTCTACAGAAGATCCTTCAAAGAAGGTCGTTCGTAAATTTCCTTTCAAGTTGGAGTAACTGTAGCTCCGTCTATTGCAAAGACGTTAAACTATGCTGTCCCCTGGCATATGGTGTTAATATGCCAACCTGTGTGTGCAGATTACGACAGAGTTCTGATTTTGGCAGTACGACTGAACTTTAGGACGCGTACACACTTGTATATAATGTATAAAACTTGCCGTCCCTAGTAGAATGAGTTGCTACTTGGGTACTATACTAACTTACTGATACACTTAATGAAATGAATATTAATGTAAGCGATGCTTCTGCGCAAAATAAGGAGCAAAACGTATCCTGGAATGATCAAACTCCAGGTTACAAAACTGAAGTTATTTCCAAATATGATGAAACCCGTACCATTTCGGATGCGGATGATGTCGAGCTAGGAAACTTCTTCGAGCGTCCATTGAAGATAGGATCATTTGAATGGTCCCCATCAACAACTTTCTTTCAAGCTTTTGATCCTTGGTCGCTATATTTGGAGAACCCTCGCGTTGCTAATAGGATTAGTAACTACAAGTTGTTTAAGGGTAAACTCCACGTGCGTTTTATGATTAATGGTAACGCATTTTACTACGGCAGACTTATTGCAAGTTATTTGCCGCAATACCAATCGGATAGCTTTGTTAAAAATAGAGCTTTGATTCCTGAGGATAATGTGGAAGCTAGTTTGCGTCCACACATTTACATTGATCCAACCACTAACCAGGCTGGAGAAATTGTTTGTCCTTTTTTGTGGAGTCAAGACGCCTGCGATTTGGTCGTCGGAGACTACGCATATTTAGGAGAGATGTCTATCCGAGAATTAAACCAGTTGCGCCATGCTAATGGTGCGACGGATTCGATTACTATTTCTGTTTTTGCATGGATGGAAGATTGCATTGTCACCGCACCCACTGCCAATAACATGTCTGCGCTTACGCCTCAGGCTGGTATGGAAGGTGGCAAGAAGAAAAGCAGAGTCAAGAAAACCACTAACTCACCTAATAAGAACAATAGCAGTCCTTATGCTAAACAGGATGAGTTTGGTTCAGGTCCTGTATCAGGTCCTGCTAGCACGGTAGCCCGTGTTGCAGGGATGCTTGAAAAAGCACCTTTGATAGGGCCTTATGCTAAGGCAACACAAATTGCGGCAAGTGGTGTCGCAAATGTTGCTAAGCTGTTTGGTTATTCGAGACCTCCATCTCTTGCACCAGATACGATTGTTGAAAATCGTCCCGGATATGGAATGGCTAGTGCAAACTTGCCGGACCAAACAGAAAACCTTGCTTTAGACGCAAAGCAAGAGTTGTGTGTTGATGGAACCGTGGTTGGTTTGGACAACACCGACGAGATGACTATTAAAAGCATTGCAACCCGTGAAACATGGTTGGACTCCACAACGTGGGGTACATCTGATCCTGTGAATAAGTTGCTTGCTTGGATTGCTGTCACCCCCAATATTGACAACACTTTGTCACCTGGTGGTGGAGCACCTACTGAGCACCATTATACTGCGGCGAAGTTCGCTGCAGCGCCTTTTAAATTGTGGCGAGGAAGCATGAAATATCGCTTCCAAATTGTGTCCAGTGCTTACCATAAAGGTCGTCTCAAGATCCAGTGGGATCCTTATAAGTACAAGAACCAAGAGACCAATGTCCAGTACACTCAAATTGTAGATATTTCTGATGAGAAAGATTTTACTATTGAGATAGGCTGGGGTCATGAGTTTGCTTGGCTTAACGTAGGTAATTCTGGCAAAACCAGTTATATCATGCGTGGACAAGGAACTTCTACCTCAAGTACTAATGAGATTAATGGAGTCCTGTCTGTATCTGTACTTAACACTCTTACATCTCCTAGTTTAAGCGCTGGAGATGTTGTTGAGATTAATACGTTCGTGTCGTGTGGTGACGACATCGAATTTGCTGTTCCTTCGGCTCAGATTTTGGATAAAATTACTTATCATCAGCCGTCTTTTACGCCACAAAGTGGTATGGAACAAACACCCGTAGTGCAACAGGATAAAGATTGCACTAACGAGCCGTCAAAACCCATCCAAGAAACTGCATTACAAACGATGGGTAGCAACACTGTGCTCACTGATCATAATTCAGACGTATACCATGGAGAGACAATTTCATC